AGCAGAAGACGGCATACGAGATCAGCCTCGGTCTCGTGGGCTCGGAGATGTGTATAAGAGACAGCTTATACTATGGTCATAGATGATACTCCAGTCATCAAATATAAAACCCCTTAAATAAGAGCTTAGGTATATACAGTGTTACTGTAAAAGTCCAGCATTGGAAGAAAGCCGATGTAGAGGTACCCTTATATAAACTGTATAGCAATCTATTCAGTAGATATGGAGGAATTGATAAATGGGCTTGGGCAGCTAATGCAAATGCCAATGGTGGTTTGAAACATACTGAGAGTAAACTCATATGTCAGATGCAGGTAGTGGGAAGACCTTTATTAGCCACTTCTCAAGTAATTATTCTTGAAAATGTTGGTAAACGATGGTCTGGGCCCTGGTATATAAAACAGTGTACTCATTCAATGGATCCAGGTCAAGGGTATATAACTAGTTTAGAATTAGTTAGAAATTCTAGTAGAGCAGGTTCTACTACTGCTAAACTTGGATTATCTACTCAATCGGTAGTAGCTAATGATGCTAAAGCTAATGCTAAAACTTCTAAGGGCCAGGATAAGAAAGCTTTGAGTAATTCCAGAGAATTAGATTTAAGCTGGACTTATAATGAGGTAGCTTACTTCATAGAATCCGGTATTATGGATAAAGAAGGCAATGTACTCGACCCTAAGCGTAAGGATGAACTTCTTAGAAAGAAAGCTTATTATACGGAAGTATTAGCTAAGACTCCAATAGAAAAAGCTGAGGGTATAGCTATAACCTCTGGTAGTTTAACTACTTCTTCGGGTAAGGTATTACCAGGTAAGATAACTATTAAAGATATTCAAGTACCAGATGATTATTGGGTTAAGTTTGATTACATGGAAGTAGCCTTAAGGAGATTTAAAGAATATATTAAAAATAAGGAGGTGAAGTAGTTATGGGTTATGAAACTGCAAAGATAATAACAGAAGAAGGTATAGAGGGCATCGGTAGATATTACTCTGTATATCGAGGTATAGTTGTTAATAACAGTGATACCGAAAAGAAAATGAATCGGGTTGAGGTATGTATCCCCGAAGTGATGGGTGGTACTACTGCATGGGCTTACCCAAAAGGTCAACATGGTTCTATTAGTGGCGGGTTCAAATTTTTAACTCCCAAAATAGGAGATATAGTATTTATTACCTTTGAATACGGTGACCCCACTAAACCTCTATGGGAATATCATGGTTGGGGAATTAACCAAGTACCACAACCGTTAGATGGCCCAAACAAAATGGGTATAGTTACTCCTGAGGGCAATCTCATTGTAATAGATGATGATAATGGTACATTAAACCTTTATTTCAATGGTAACATAGTTGTATCTTCCGAAGCTAATATAGTGATATCATCTGAAAAGGATATTAATGTATCTTCTGGGGATTCAGTAATATTAAATACGGGTGAGAATGGTGGAGTAATCAATATATTCCAATTAACCGAGAAATTAAATCAAACGGTTAAGGAACTAGAACAACTTCGAAATATGTTCAATTCTCATGTACACTCTGGTGTAACTACGGGACCTGGTTCATCAGGCCCAACCCCAACTCAAATAACTAAACCTTTCTCACAATTCGTCGTAGACGATTATGAGGATAAAACCTGCATACACTAATGGAAAAGAATTACTTTACAGACTTAGTTGGTATAGGTGTAACTTATCCTATCCAACTTACAACTAATGAAAATGGGGAAAGAGGTTGGTACCCAGTAAACGGGGATTTTAAACTTATCCGGGATAATATAAGTTCGATATTATATTACATGATAGGTCAAAGATTCCGACAGGAAAACTTTGGTAGTAAACTATGGCAATGTATTGAGGAACCAAACTCACAAGCCCTAAGTTTTATAATTAAAGAGTTTTTAAAACAAGCCATAGGTGCATGGGAACAGAGAATAACCTTCCAAAATATCACAGTTACTAGAGTTGATGCAAAAATACACATAGAAGTAACCTATGTAGTAAATGGAACAAATTCTAGTCAGTACCTCGATATCACCTATGATCGGTCGGATAATTCATTAAATACACAATAATATGGGAATCACAAATAAATGGCTTAACCCATACCAGAGGTCTTATCAACAGATTAAGGCCAAGCTGGTTGAATCCCTTATGGGACTCAAAGACCCTCAAGGTCAGAAACTCATAACGGATTATTCGGAGGGGAACATCTTAATTATCATCCTCTCATTATTTGCGGCAATTGCCGAAGTACTTCACTACTATGTAGATAACATGGCAAGGGAAACTTTCCTATCTACGGCAAGAAGGTATGATTCGGTAGTTAAACATGGGGCTTTGGTAGATTATCATGCTCGAGCAGCAATTGCTGCTACAGTAGATGTAATCTTATCCAGAAGTATTACTGGTAATTCTATCGGAGCTAAATTAACTATACCTCAAGGAACTTTATTTACAGATTCTAGTGGTAATTCCTGGTTATCTGCTAGAGACGTAACTTGGTATTCAAATGTAACTACTTGTAAAGTACCAATTATACAACATGAGAAGTATACTGCAAGCGCTCTCAATAATATGGTAATACCCACTGGAGATAGAGTTATAATTCATCTGGGTACTCTACCCAATGGTAAGTATTATGAACAAGGTTCTATGTCATTGCAGATAGGTGGGGAAACTTGGGTATTAGTAGATACATTTGCAAAATCCAAACCTACAGACAAACACTTTATGGTTTCAGTAGATGAGGCACTTAATCCTTATATAATGTTTGGGGATGGTACCTTTGGTAAGAAGCCTGCAGCAGGAGCAAAAATAACCAATGTGGTATTCTACTTAACCAATGGTACTCAGGGTAATGTAAAGAGTAATACTATTACTTCTGTACCTTCAGTAATCTCTTCTTCAATTACTGATGCTACCGTAAGTAATGCTTACGATGCCGGAGGTGGTTCAAACTATGAAAACTTTACAATGCTCAAAGAACATATACCTTTGAGTGTAAAGACTTTGGGAGTAGCAATTACCAAAGAGGATTTCGAAAGTTTGGCCATGTTGGTTGATGGGGTAAACAAAGCTAAAGCCGATTATGAATGCGGTAGAAAGCTTACAGTATATATTAGCCCCGATGGTGGAGCAGTTGCTTCTTCTGAATTAATTAATAGGGTATATAATTTATTATCCCAAAGGGCTCCTATGACTACTTGGTTGAAGGTTAAATCTGCAGGCAAGGTTCAGATTATTCTAGAGATGGATGTTACCGGTAAGAAGTCTTATAAGACTGCAGAGATACAAACTCAAATTCTTACAGCATTATACAATGCCTATTCTCCAGAGCAAGCTCAGATAGGTGGAAGCGTAAGGTTATCAGATATCTATGCCTTAATAGATAACTTATCAACAGTAGATTACCTTCACCTTACTAAATTCTATATTAAACCTTGGCCTACTACCATCTATGGTAATAAAGAATTGAACTTGGGTCAGTTTAAATTGAATAAGGCTAAAGGGTCTATGACTTACTATATTACCTTCAATTCATCCACTACTTTTACTGTACGTTCTGTATCAAATGGGTATATGGCTACTGGTACTGTAGGTAATTCTATACAGGTAATAGATAAGGCTAATGGCTTTGACTTCTCTTTGGATATTCAGAACAATAATTATCAGTCTGGTTACAGATATTCTATTACGGTATCAGAACCTAACCATGACTATGAAGACCCCGGTTTTAATTTACCAGTATTCGAAAATGCTTCACAATTGACTTTAACCGTAAAAGAAATTGTATAATGATAAACCTCAAAAATCTAATCGACTTTTTGCCATTCGAGTATAAAGCTCAAGATACATATAAGGTAAATGGCAAAGGCATCTTAGAGAGGTTTCTAGAAATTTGTGGAGAGCATTTTGAAGATTACATTACAAAGGATATTGAGAATATCTTGGACATTATCGATATAGATAAGGCTCCGGATATGTATCTCAATTTCCTTTGGCAATTCCTCGGAGAAATGCCCTTTGCTTATGGGAACACTATAGATGCACAGAAATGGGCCGAGTACTTTAATGGGTTCTACTCCGATGATAAACTCCAAGAGTTATCTAAGCTTTGGATAATACCAAAGGAGGGACCCTTTACTTTAACCAGTACTCAAGTAAGAAACATCCTGAAGTATTCGATATCTCTTTTTAAAATAAGAGGTACCTCTGAGTTCTTCGAAATAATGATGAGGCTGTATGGGTTAACCTGCGTAGTAACTGACCCTGCAAAGGCTGATAGTTATGATGGTTGGGTAAAAGGTAATCCGCACTTTGACCAGTATTACCATTATGACGATAAGTATACCTATGATAATACTTTCGATTGTTCTCAATGTATACCGGTAACCTTTAGACTTACCGGTCATGGATATACTTCGAACTCGGCAGCTTTCAGAAAATTTAGAGAAGCCGTAGAGGCTTTCTTTAAAAGATTCATACCCTATCATGTATCTTTCGATATTCAATATGGGTTTACCGTAAATGATGGGTATACCATTAAAGCTGAGTTAGTAAATCCGGACCAACCCAATCTTATTACTTCAGAGGTATATGAAGTACCGGTAAAGGTAACTGTAACTTCAGATTGGATAAATGCCGACCTAAGATATCAGATATCCAGTGATAATATAAATTGGGGTTACACTAAACACGAAAGTGGTTCCATTTTTAATATACCCAGAGCAGGTACTTATTATTTTAGAAGTGTGGGAGACCCTACTAAGGTAACTCAAATCACGGTTAATCAAGAATCTTATAATCGAGTATATTCTATTACTTGTGACCCTATTACTGGAAAGATAACTCCTACTAACCTAAAAGTAAGTACAGTAGTAAGGGCAAACGTATCCTATAAGGGTACCGTGAAAACCTGTAATGTACGACTATCCGGTACTGATATAGTGAAAGTCTCTGGCTCAACTTGGGAATTTTCAGAGCCTGGTACCTACATCTTTGAGATTGTAGAGTTCCCAGTAAAGCAAACTTCCTTTGTTGTAACTCGAGAAGAGATTACATATAAGGTAAGATGTACACCTTCTGAATTTAGAGTTGGGGATAAGCAAAGTATCAAGGATGCTACTACCACTCTTACCATCGAATCGAATTACCCAGAATCATTTACTGGTGAACTATATTGTAGGCTAATTGGTGATACTAAGTTGTTTAAGAACGGTGATAAGTTTACTGCTAATAGTTATGGTACTTATAAGTTTAAATGTACACTGGATAAAAGGGAAACCGATGAAGGTGTAGGTATATTCGAAGTAGTATCTGGTAAGACTGCAGTATATCGAATTACTGTTAGCCCACCAACAGTCACATTATTCAATGGCTCTGCAAAAGCTACAGTAAAGATACAACGTATTTCTGGTAATGGGGATGATTACAGAGTAAGGGTAATTGAAACTGGGGAAACCTTTAATGCTCAGAATGGTTATGTATATACTGCAAATAGGGCAGGGACTTATACCTTCCAGTCTGTAGCTTACCCTACTGCTAAGACTACTTTGGTAGTTAATAATTCTCCAGTAGTATATCAGAATAAATTAAAGATAGTACCTTCGGATGCTACAGACAGTCATTGGAAAGAACCCAACTGGGCATTACCAGAAGACCAGGTAGATGATACTTATGCAGTATACCAATTACTGGATGAGAAGTCTGCTTGTAAGTTCCATCTTGAGGAAATGAAAAATGGGGTCAATGTAAGTGGTACTGCTACCTGTGATGAGAACGGGGAAACCTATAACCTTAATGAGGAAATTGTTCTTACCAAGGCTGGGACTTATACCTTTGTGGCAGATGATGGTTCTTCATTAAGATGTCAAGTAATACTGGAAGATTATCCTACAATCATCGAGATTTCTTGTACTCCCACTTATGCAGAATTAAAGGGGAATGTTAAACAAGTATCTACTTTAATCAAGTGTACTTCTAATAAACCTGACTTCGATAGTCGAATAAGGGAAGTTGGTAAAGTAACTACTTATGACGCAGGTGGTGCTGGTTATGAATTTGTAACTGCACAAGCTGGTGAATATATCTTTGAATCTGTCGTAGATACTTCAAAGAGAACTAAGTTCACTGTAGTAGATGCAGACCTCTTAAGCGTTAGTCCTCAAAAGTTAGAATGGGAACATGATGACCTCTCAGAGAAAACATTTACCATTACAACTTACAGTAATCAATCTTGGCAAATAGTAGAACAATGATAAATTCAACAATCGATAGAATAACAGAGACCACAACTCAGTCTTTATTCAAGACATTCACTGTGGGTTTATTTGGAGAATGTACCCAAATTATTTATGACCTTAGGTGGATGATATTACTTGCCATAATATTGATACTTTCAGATTTATGGTTTGGTATATCTGCAAGTAGGTTACAGAAAATCGAAATTCGAAAATCTAGAGCTGGAAGAAGAACTCTAAACAAAATAGTAGATTATATCTGTTATGTTCTACTTGGTGCTGTACTTGGTAAAGCTATTGGGGAACCCTATGGGATGAACCCAATAGTGGTATCAATAACGGTTATGGTAATATGCTACTGTTTCGAAGTAGATAGTATATATGGACACATCTGTGAAATACATGGTATTAAGAAACGGTACAGTATATGGAGAATACTCTTTAAATTGTTAACCCTCAAGTTCAAGGATGTAGGTGAAGCATTTAAAGATATGTCAGAACAGAAAAATCAATTTAAAAATACTAAGGACAATGAAGACGTACTTTAAGTATGAAGGTATTATTAAATCAAAGGAAGCAGCAGAAGCAATTGCTGCTCCTTCTGGTTTAGGACCATTCTGTGGATTTGGCTCAGCTACCATAAATGGTAACAAGTTAGTGGTATCTCCTCAGGGAGTTGCTGGAAGTAAGTATGCCAATGTAATCAAGGATAGGATTATGGCAAGGTATATGGCAAAGGCTTCGGAAGATGGAGAATTGCCAGACGTGAACTTTGGATGTATTTCAAGAGATGGGTATGTATTTATATCCGATGAACAAACGATTACTATTGAGAACATCCAAGGTACCCAAGGTTCAACAGAAGAAGTATTACTCTTTGCAGTACATACTACTATTTCTGAACCAGTAGATAATCCAGTAGACTTTGTAGCTTATTGGAATGAATCCTCCGAAAGCTTCTACACCTTGTTTAAAAAGTCTCTGGATATTTATTATCCGATTGCCGAAGAGAATCGTACACCGGATATCATTAATAATGATGTATATTCTAATTACGATATGACCTATAGCAATCTTCTAGAGATGGTAGAGAGTGCTTGCCCTTATTACTCTAATAATAAAACTTCGGTTGTTCTTATCGGAGTATATGGTAAGGGTACTGATGCCATGACCAAACGAAATGAGGACTTTGCTATTGTACCCTATCAGGGTAAGTTCCAAGAAATCCCTTATACTACTGCTGCCCAGAGTATGATGAAAGAATCAGTGAAAAGAGTAGAACAGATAAATTCAGGCTTTCCAGTAGTAGATGAATCGGGTACTAAGTTAAATATCAAGCAATACATTGATAGTCAAATTGAGGCTATCAGAAAAGAATTCTCTGAATCTCTGAGTACTGCTAACTTACCAATCGGTTCTATTATTCTTTGGGAAACCGATGTAATACCCGATGGTTGGGCAGAATATACTAAGGCAGCTGGTAGAATAGTTATTGGTTACCAAGCTGGAGGTGTTCAAATTGGGGATGAAGTAATGTTACAGAATGTTGGAGATTACTATACACCAACTAAGGGTAATTTCTTAATCTCTATTAAAGGTGATGACCTTCCTAAGCATAGGCATGCTCTTGGTGTATCTAAAGGTAAACAAGATGATGCCAATAACTGGGAGAACGTTCGTCCTCAATCTTTCTTTAATAGGGAGACGGGATTGAATGGGGATTTCGGTAGAGGAACTCCTACCAAGGGTATTCAAGATGGTGCTATCGTAGTAAGCTGGAACCTATTAGGGGAATCTTTCTTACAAGAAACTTCGGTAGAAACTTTGGATATTGAAAAATTGCCACCGACTATTACATTACGATATATCCAAAAAATATCATCATAAAGTTGTTATTAGTTATTTAGTAGTATTAAAACTCATGTGTATTATTTGTATTGTTTAAGAGTAAACATTTGTTTACAATCTGTGTTTTGCGTAGTAAAAATCAATTAGGGAGGGGGCGTTGGGAAACGCCCCTTTTCTTTTGTGTTAATACTTAAGTTCTTCTTTAGCTCGGTCTTCCCAATATTGTATATCTTGTCTAAGTTCTGATATATATCTCATGGATTCATTAGTCTTAGGCATTTCGAAAAATTCGATAATCATTATATTAGTTATACGAGTACTATTTTCGAGTCTTTCCTTAATAAAAGGAGGGGGAGTAATTAATACCTCAAACAAAAGATAGGCATCTGGAGAAAGCTTATCCTTCATATAAGTATACATCATATCGAGCATTTCAGATTTAGCTTTCTCTTCTTCACTGTCATCCTCTAATTCTTTGTCATTGTCGAATAAGTCATCAAGTTTAAAGAGGCTTTGATTATACTCTGCTTGTTCTCCGTATGCAGAACGAAGCAATTTGTTTTTGAATGTACTAAGTGATGCAAGGATTCTTGCTTTAAGATGTTCTTCAGTACATTCACCATAGTATTTGTTAAAAACAAATAACATCTTATCCCAGAAATAAGATTGGATAATATCCGGTGTAAGATTAAACCGTTTATAATCAATCTGTCTGGTAAGGTTTCTAATTACTGGCTTACAGACTTTATAAAGTCTGTTGAATGTAGCTTCATCATATTCCTGCATAGGTTTTAATCGATGAAGCTCTGAACCGTTATTTCCTTTACTTTTTCCCATGTTTTTAAATATTCGTTATGCAAATATAAGTATTTTTTCTTATATAAAATAATAATATTAAATATACTTGAGCTTAAGGTAGTGGATTAGTATGTTTCTAGATAGTTGTCAACATGCTCAGAACTATCTCGGTACTATCAAAATCTATTAGTTTATAAATATTGCAATATAGATATGAAAAAGTTTAAAGACTCAGTTAAATTTAGTTTTTCTCCTGAGTTTCAGTTCGAGATACTCAGGTTTGTTTTAAAAGATAAGGAAGGAGGATTAGTACTCAAAAGGATTAAATCCAATTACCTGGTTCTCATAGAACACTCACTTATCTTTGAGGGTATATCAAAATATTTTAAGAAGCAAGGCAGAATGCCCTCCGAGAATATCTTAAAGGAAGTATTAAAAGAGTTACTAGAATCTAAAACCTATGTGGATTTGGTAACTAAAGATGATATACCCAATATCAATAAACTAATAAGTAATCTCTATCATATACCCCTATCGGATTCTGATTACATAAAAGAAAAGATATATCAGTTCTCTACTTATGTTGAGATGAAGAACTTAAATGATTCCTTCGATTTGGATAACTTCGAACAATACGAAGAGTATTCGAGGAAGATTGAAAAGGTACTTCAGAAAAGTAAACCTAAGAAAGAAGATGAACCCTTATATATGATTCGGGATATTACTGAGAGACAGTTTAGAAGACAATCAGAACCCTCGGTAATACCCTGCCCATTTAGGCAGTTGAATGAACTAACTAATGCAGGAGGTTATCCAGAGCATTCTGTTAATGTGATACTAGATAAACCCAAGGCAAAGAAAACCTTCTTTATGGTAAACCTTGCAAGAGGTTATCTCAGAATGAAGAAGTCAGTATTATATATTGATACAGAAAATGGCCAAGAACAGATCATGGACCGTTTTATTCAATCCAGTATCAATAAAACTAAGAAGGAATTATACTCTGGTGAGTATGATAAACTTGAGGCAAAGCATTTAAGGAAACTTGCAAGGTTTGGAGTTGAATTAGTAGTTGAGCGTGTACCAGCAATGATTACTAATACCACTTATATAAGGGAAAAGATAATTCAATTTCGTAATCAAGGAATCGATATTAAAGTTCTTATGGTTGACTACGCTGGTAAGCTTGCATCAATAGCGGGTGATAGAGAAGATTTCGAAAGGATATCTAATGTATACGTAGACCTTCAGAATCTGGCAGAGGAATTACATTTAGACATTATATGGACTGCTCATCACATTACTCGTGAAGGTAAAAAGCATAGGCTTACTAGATATGACGAGAATGATATATCTGGTTCAATTGCCATTGTTCGTAATGCCCAGGTTATCATGGGTCTTAACTCTACTGAGCAAGAAGAAAAAGATAATATTCTTCGAGCTGAGATAGTAGTACAAAGGGATGGTCTTCCTTCCGGTAGAGCATTATTCAAATGCGATGTCGAAAGGCAAAGATGTACGGAATTTACAAGGGAACAACGTAAACAATATGATGAAGTATATGGTAGTAAGTTGGATGAACAATTTAAGAAGAGCACTAATCCAGATGCGGATTCTAAGAAAAGGGAAAGGACTACTGGAGACATTTAAATGTAAGCTTGGATATCATGAATGGGTAGCTGTTCATTGGTCTGAGTTTAAACAGAGACCTCGTAGGGCAATCTTTTCTAAGAAAGGTGGGAGAAGAAAAGCCCAGTATTATGAGAAACGATATGTAAAATATTACTGTATGAGATGTGGGAAGAAAAGATATGAAAACAAAGACAATAGAAATAGTAAAAGATAGATGGTCTGATGGGGTAGCTTTAGAAATATCCCATAATGGTTGGCAAACCACTTGTATCAACGATTTAGATTTAGAGGATTTAAAGAAACTTCGAAGAGTAATTAGGAAAGCTATAAGAAAGTATGAAAATAACTAATCGGTTTAAATCTAGATTAAGGACATACTTTATTAAACGATTGGGAGGTTACGATTATCGACATGGCTGGGTGCGTATACCAACTTGCCCCTATTGTGGGAGAGAACATAAGTTGGGAGTTAACCTTTCTATGTATAGAACCAATTGTTTTAGATGTAATGCCCATCCTTCCCCTGCTCAACTAATAATGGACATAGAGGGATTTACTGAGTACCATGAACTAATTAATTTTTTGAACAATGGACAATTTGATGAACTTCAATTTAAGGAAGAGAAAATCGAGCTTGCCGAAAGTAAGCCAGTATATCTCCCTGAAGGATTTAGAAATATTTCGCTTGGAGACAGCCAACTTGCAAAAAGCCTTCGAGGGTATGTCAAGAAACGCGGCTTTAATATCGAGAAGTTTTCAAGATGTGGTATCGGATATGGAACAATGGGTACGACATATGGGTACCTCATCATCCCCTTTTATTACAAAGGCCAACTTAGATATTATAATGCTCGAAATGTTATCGGCAAAGGGCCCAGATATAATAACCCAGACAAAGACATCACCGGTTTGGGAAAACAGTTTATCATCTTTAATCATGACGCATTGGAGATGTACAGGTCGGTATTCATTTGCGAAGGAGCACTTAATGCTCTCACAATCGGGGATAGAGCAATTGCCACAATGGGCAAAGCTATTAGTCAGTACCAAGTCAATGAACTACTTAAATCCCAATGCCAAAGATATATTATCCTTTTAGACCCCGATGCCAGGTCTTATGCTGTTAATCTCGCACTTAAATTAGTAGCTTATAAAAAAGTCAAGGTAGTATTTCTTCCAGAGGGTTTTGATGTAAATGATTTGGGAAAGAAACAAACACTTAAGCTAGTATATCAAACAAGGTATCAAAGTTATCAAGAACTGATTCAAATCAGAAACTCTTTGGAGTAAGGAGTTCCTATTATATTATAAAATAATATATTTATGCGTGAACCATCTATCCATATAACTAAGCCTCAATTTGAGGAAATATTAAATACCTTAGAGGTAAATAATTTCCCAGTTGAGGCTTTTTTTGTTATTGCCCGGAAAATGGCAATAAATCATAGAACAGTCTTAGTTTCTAACAATAAGAATACTAAGCGAGTTAATAACATATTACTAGCATCTAAGGGGGATGCTGCCCTTGTTGCTGATATATTATATGCAACTCGTATAAAGTTAAAGCATAGAGGGGTTCGTAAAATAAATGAGAGTAATTCTCGGGAATGGGCAAATTGTAAAAAGCTTGCAGAAGTATGTAATACCTTTTGTGAAGATTTTAAATTTGATACCCGGGAAGGTTTTATTAAATACATTGAGACTGGGTTAAAGAGGATGACTGATTATAGGAATGTTATGCAAAGGTTGATATCTATGCAGGACAACATTACTAATCAAATAGATGCCGAGATAGAACTCAAGGAAGATAAAGACCCAGGCTTTACCAAAGATATCCATGATGAATTTATAAAAAGAGTTGCTAGTGTTACTGGTATATATGAATCTTATGAACATCAGCCAGAGAAATATGTTCACTTCCTTAGGATTCATAATCTAATGGATGAAAAGGATTGGAATGTATTTCAATTTTTGGATGCCCAGTTCGAAGCTCTTGCTTGGTGTAATGGATTACCAGAACCAAGTCAGATGTATAATGATAAGGCTATCGAAAGATATAATAAATACCTATATAAAAATAAAAATAAACGAACCTTAGACGAGCCTCAAGTAGATGGGAGTCTTTGGGATAAAATAAGAAAATAATATGAAAGGTTTACAATTTTTAGGAAACAGAGTGGAGGATGCAGCTAATGCTTTTATTGATGTCCTCAAGTATTCAGACCCGTCGGTAGACTATCCAGATTTCAAGGATATCGAACCCTGGCCTGATGAGATAGTTAATATGTTCTATGTAATTTGGAAGAATGCCAAATTTTCAGAACTAAGTGCAATTATTATGTATACCCAACAGTCTTCTAGATTCGAGGAGGTATCAGAATTGATGTTGGGTATTGGTTTGGTAGAGATGAGGCATCTTGACAAGATATCTGATTTCTTACAAAGGGCAGACCCATACGAGGATTACTCTACCATGAATATTAATCCTACAATTGAGATTGGTTCTACTTGGGAACAAGCTTTAAAGATTGATTTGAATTCCGAGATAGAAACTATTGGTCACTACAAGAAAATCCAAAGAGCAATTGCTCAATACAAGGAACGTCCAGATTACGATGATGTGAATTATTTCCTTGAGAAATTGATTGCCGATGAGGAACATCATATCAAACTTCTTAAGGAAGCAATGGGCATGGATAAAGCCACTAAGGGTGTAACGGTAATTATCAAATGAGTAAGATAATTATTCAGAATGGGAATATGTGCGAACTTGACTTACCTCTTAAGTTCGCACAGAAACTTTATAATGAGTTTGCCATTCGACATCCGAATGCTTTCTACTTACGTACAAGGCAAAGAGGTATGCAGAATTGGGACGGTAAGATTCATTACATCACCAAGACTGGGCAATTTAAAATAGGTTTACTTCCCAAAGTATACGATATGTGTATTGAGATGGGGATTAAACCTAAAGTTGTAGATATGAGACAACCTTTACCTAAAGTCAGTAAAGTAGTTACGAATATAGGCAAATATAAATTAAGACCAGAGCAAGAGAAAGCTGTTAAGGCAGTTATCAATAATAAGATAGGGAATACACCTTTTCATATTGGCGTATTAGATTACACTGTTAATGCAGGTAAAACACTTATCATGTCGTCTTTATATTTATCCTATAAGAAACAGTTAAAGACTTTGCTAATAACTAATGATTCGGATTGGTTAAATCAAGCTAGAGAAGAATTTAAGCAATATCTTCCCGGAGAAGATATCACTTTTGTTCAAGGCAAGGTTTTAAACTGGAGTAACTTTACTATAGGTATGGTTCAATCTATCTCAAGGAATATGAGATTTTATCAAAAGGAATTATCTCAAATAGATATGGTACTTATAGATGAGGCTGACCAAGGAGGTAGTAAGCAATATCAGAATGTAATCACTCGGTTATTTAATACCAGAATTCGTATAGGATTATCTGGTACGATTTATATGAGTAAGCTTGCTAAGGATAGGGTTAAGAATATGAACTTAGAATGTTTCTTTGGTAAAGTACTTGCTGAGTTCAAACTCAAGGATTCTATCAAAAAGGGTTACTCAACAAAAACCGTTGTAAAGATGGTACCTGGTAAACCCTGGTATGGTAATTGGGAATCTGATTGTATTTCCTATAAGGAAATATACGATGATTCAATCACCAATTGTTATACAGCTTGGTTAATGGCTTATAATAGATTACTATGGAACCTTAATCAAGGCAGATACCCTGCTCTCGTAGTATGCAAGCATATTGCACATTGTGAAAATCTATATAAGTTCTTTAAAAAGAAACTGGGCGATGCCTATAATATTGCCTATGTGCATGTTAATACTTCCTCTAAATTAAGACAACAAATAATGAAGGATTTTAGGGAAGGTAAAATAGATATCCTGGTATCAACTACAATCATTGCTCGAGGTAAAAACTTTCCTAAGCTTAGGTATTTACTTAATGCAGCAAGTATGGATAGTCAAGAAAAATCCATTCAGTTCCTGGGTCGTTTGGTAAGAACTGATAAATCGAAAAAGAAAGTATACCTTGATGACCTTCACTATCCCGGGAATTATTTAGATAGGCACGGTAAACATCGGAAGCAATATTATCAGAGACAAGAATTGAAAGTAATACTGTTAGATAAGCTATGGAAGAAACATCCTAACCATAGCCTTATTAAGAGTTAACTAGAAGTACTATGAGTATTTACTTTTTCTCCGTAGGAGGAAAAGAAGATTACAATTAATAAGCATATAGGCATTATGAATAATGATAAACTAATATGTATCAGAGATGAGGATGATACTAAACTAACAACTCTATTATCAGATGGTTGGAGGATAATCCAAATCTCTGCATCAGGTATTTATTGCTGGGTACTCTTAAGGAAACCCAATAACACTAAAAAGAAAATTAAAGGCTTTCAGTGATGGAGAAATATATTTTAATTACAGCAGCGGTTGTTATTATGATAATAATACTCGCTTTAGACTTCATATTTTCTAAGGATGGCTATCAATGCCATTCATGTAAGAAACGTTTTCATAAAGAGGATTTAGAAATCAAGGGATGGCATTTCAAAGAATGGGTCTGTCCCCATTGTAAACACCTTAATTACACTTATGATGAAGAAGATTAAAGAATGGTTTAAGTCTCTCGTTGTTGGGGAGGTACCCAACCCTAAACATGTATTCAACTGTAGAGATTTGATATGGATATCAAGCTTGGAAACTTCTCAAAATACTCCCGAATGCTTTACTCATTATTTCTATCTGTACTGGAGTAATGGTATGGTAGTCAAAGTATGTCAAGAGAGCCATGATAGAAATTCATACCCAGACTTATATAAACTCAGGGAACTATTTATAAATAACATGGGTTATTCCTATGTTCCCATAGAAGATAACAGTGAGATATACATTTATTATAAACGTAAAAAAGACATATAATGGCTAAGAAAAAGAAACAACTTCCTGACTTATCGAAGCAAGATATTCTTACTCCCATAGATGTTAGTACTCTGGGGACTAATGGAGACCCTTGCTTCGGTATTGGGTATGACCTATCAACTAAGGAATGTAAACTATGCGGAGACTCAGAGCTATGTGCATTTAAGATGTCACAGAACTTGAACATTACAAGAAAAGAACTTGAACAGAAGAATCAATACAAGGATTTGGATGTACTTGAAGATACAGTTGGTATTAAGAAATACATCCGAGGTTTGATTCGGAAAGGGAAAGACAGAAAAGAGGTTATTACCAAAACCGTTGAGAAATTCGAAGTACCAAGAAAACGTATTAGAGAACTTTATAAAGAGTGTACTAAATAATGAAACCAATAGAGATGATATGGGTTATGTTCAAGGTATACCTTAACAACCCAAACTATTTTGTAAAGCAAGAAGATGTACTTGCTAACCTTTGTATGGAAGGTTCTACCGATGTAATCAGAATGTGTAATTCATTGGGAGTACATGTTTCTAGACCCAAGAAATTAACCTTTGGACAACTTTTACATAAATGTAATATATTATGAACAGATTTAGATTTATCAAAGTAAGGGAGGTAATATCTCCCAACAGAGCAAACCCCAATGATGCTGGGTTAGATTTTTATGTACCAACTGATTTATACCCAGAGCATATTCATTCTAAAAATGAATTCGACTCCGAAGGTTATGATTTAGATGTTCCTTTTGGTGAAGCCTTTGTAAGGCATATAGCTTTAAAACCAGGTCATCGTATACTTATCCCATCGGGTATCAAAGGTTTGCTAGAACCTCCTGCATCTATGTTAATGGCAGCAAACAAATCTGATATATCTACTAAGGAAGGGTTAATCTTTACTGCCGAGATAGTGGATTCCCCTTATGTTGGAGAGACACATATTGGGATATATAACACTTCTCAAGAAATTCAGGTTATCGAGGCTGGTCAAAAGCTGGTACAATTTATTCATGTACCCATTTATATTACCGAGCCAGAGGAGATTCAGCAAGAGGAGTTTTATACTGAATCACAAATGTGGGGAAGCAGAGGAGATAAAGGATTTGGTTCATCTCAAAACATAAAATAGTGGAAGATAATATATTAGGATTCCCAGGATATCATATTACTCGTGAGGGTAAGCTTTATAATAAGGGACATCCCGTAAAGACTTTCTTCCATAAAGGATACGAACGTACTAAACTTAGAAATAATAAGGTATCTAAGAATGTAAAAATACATAGATTAGTAGCAGAAGCCTATATACCTAATCCGAATAATTTACCAGTAGTAATGCACTTAGATGACAACCCTTTGAATAATCGTTTAGAGAACCTTAAATGGGGTACTCAAAAAGATAATGTATATGATGCCATTAATAAGGGTAGGTTGAAATTAAAAGGTATAAATAATCCTATGTATGGAGTAAGTAGAAGAGGTCTATTTGCTCCTCATACTTCATTAACAGTACGTAGTATTCGAAGATTAGAGAGATTGAAATTAAAAGGTAATACTAACAAGTACATAGCTAAAAGGTTGAAGGTTAGTAATGCTACTGTTGGTAATTATCTTAATGGTAAACATTATAAAAGTTAACATTTTGGATATAAGAAATATAAGTGAACCAGTACCTAAAGTAGAAACTAATTGGGTACTATCAAAGATGTATGAATTGGGGTTAGAACAATTGCAGGGATATAGGCAAATAGAGCAGTTACCTGATTATCCATTTGATATCAATAATGCAAAGAACCAGGTAATACTCAAGGACTTTATAGGTAGGGTAATTGAAGAACTTACCGAGGGTTTTGAATCTACCGAAGAAGTATTTGAATTATGTCAGAAGAATGGTTGGAATATCGAGATGTTCAATGAAAACGAATGTCAATCCCTATTGAATTCTCTTGCTAATGCAAATGAAGAACAAGCAGATGCTTTAGGCTTTTTCTTTACTCTTCTAGTATATTCAAATATACTTCCTGAAGATATTCTTAGCTATAATAAGGCAAAGAATTTATTTGATGTGATGGCTATGGGTGTTAAAGAGTTAGTGGTAAAATATTCCGACTACCAGAATTTATTGAAATTCGATATTATTTGTGAAGAGGATTTTTTTGATGAAGATGGTAAATGGGAACAAATCATCTCTTACATTCCTGGTTTTCATAAGATGAATGAGTTATCACATGAGGCAGAGAAGTTATACTTATGGGAAGTGATATATGAATTGAACAAGGCAAGGAATTTCCTTAAGTCTAGACCTTGGAAACAAACCCAAGTAATGACTAAAGAAATAGATTTTCAGGAATCACTGGTAAAAGCTTTCTACCTATATATGGGATTCCTTGCATTGAATGGGTTCACAGACCAAGGGTTATTCAGTTTATTCTTTAAAAAACAGCGTCTCAATAGATGGAGGCAACAAACTAATTATTAACATGTCGGGATGGAACCATAAATTAGAGGGACTTCAACTTAATCCGGAGGAGTCCCTCCATTCGTTAGAATTTGCTACCTCACAAGAAGCATGGGAAAAACTCAATGAGGGATTCCTAAGATTAGAGCCTGCTTTATTTGCAAAGGGGGCTATTGCCAATAGTGGGGTAGCAGTAGTGTATAACGTATTTATAAAGATACGAAAAGCATGGGTAGACCCAGAATTTGATTATGGGCGGTGTTTCAATTATAAAGAAACTAAGTGGACTAGCTTATTGAATAACTACATAGATTTTAATAAGCTTGATTTGTTGCGTAGTAAACTGAGAGTACTGAGAAATAAGTACAATCAGAATTACAATATAACTTATATGTTTAACAATCATCATGATAACGGTAAACAATGTCTAATAGCTGCGACTTTTTCAAAACGATTCGGGGAGGACATCCCAGTTATTACAATGGTAGTTCGGGCTTCGGAAATTACCAAGAGGTTAATATTCGATTTCCTATTAATTCAACGAATGTCAGAGTACGTATATGGGCCGGACCAGTCAGTACAAATCAACCTATTTGCGACTCAAATGTACGGAAATGTGGAGACACTTTTAATGTATCATACCCATAAACCTTTGAAGAAGGTACTTAAAGGAGCAGAGGAGAATTCATGGAATAAGAGGATAAAAGAGATATGGAAAAAATTCCAAAAGGGTACAGAGAAGGAATTCTCTTCATTCAAGGTATTCTTTAGAAGTTTTAAAGTGCTTCGACCAGATTTATATGAGGAAACATATAAATCAATGAAAGCAAAAGAATTACTTCTTGAATATGAGGATATAGAATATCCAGAGAATGTAATCTCTTACTCTCAACGTAAAGCTTATAAGAAAAAACTTTTAAAACAACAAAAGAAATGAGGATTTATTCGAACAGTTTTGAGTTAATGTCTGAAATGGGCAGAGAACTCAATAGTTATGGTCAAATTGTAAAACCAAAGACCTATCAGAATAAAGTAATTGAAGGTAATGAGGATTTTATTACTAAAGAACTTATTTGCCAACAATATTGCTTAACTTCACTTGGAGATCCAGTATGGTTATTTGTATTCTCTCATTCAAAAGAATGGGCAGATGCTGAATTTCAAGAAAGGATTGATACCTCTGATATAATTAATCCAGGTAAAGCTTGGGAATTAAGAAAAGATTTATGGGAACAGTTCTTGGTAAATGGTAAATTTGATTATACCTATAATGAGAGAATCATCCATGTTATTAAACCCTTGATAAGATTACTGAAGGACGATAATGACACTCGTAAAGCAGTATTACCAATATTCAATGGTGATATGGACGGATTAGATACCGATTGTTATGACGGTAGTAGACGTATACCCTGCTCTATGTATTATGATTTTCTTATTCGTCGGAATGGTAAAGGAGAAAAGATATTACACATTTGCTATCATCAGAGAAGCTCTGATTTTATAACCCATTTCGGTAATGATGTATACCTTGCATGGAGACTTATGGAATATGTAGCTAAAGAGGTTGGAGTAAAATCTGGTTATCTGTATCACACCATAGATTCTCTTCATGCTTATAAGAAAGATTGGACAGCATTAGCTTCTAATCTGGAAGATTTACAAGAGAAATACTAATAATGAGGGATGTATCTACTATTGGTAGGTATGTCCCTTTTTCTATTTTAAAATATGGAGACACGGTATCATATTATAAAGAATAAGAAAGAGCTTAAGAAACTTATTGCTTGTTGTAAAGCAACTGGTTATGCTTGCTGCGACTACGAAACAAATGCAGAACCAATATACAATAGGAATTTTAAGCCAACTATACTCTCAGTATCCTGGATGCCAGGGTTTGGTGCTTCCATTCCTTTAGACCATTTCGAAACGAAAGATTATACTTCATCAGGTTGGAATTGGAAAAAGATGCTAAGGAAATTTGGGGAAGAGGTAATTGAGAATTACGACATTGTAAAGGTTGCATGGAACTGGAAGTTTGATGACCAGATAAACCAAAAGTATAAAATATTCTATAGGGGTACTTGTTTAGATGGTATGCTTGCAAAATATATTCTTAATGAGGAAAAACCCCATGACCTAAAAGCAATGGTAAGAAGGTATTTGCCTGAGCATGGTAATTATGAGAAACAAGATGCTTTTGATAAAATACCTTGGGATAAAAAAGAATTAGACCCACTTTGCCATTATGGGTGTCAAGATACAGATTATACTCTTAGGTTAATGATATTCTTTGAGAAGAAGTTGGTGGATTTAGGTATGTATTCGGTATTCCGTAATTTATTTATGTGTAATTCACGAGTACTCACTTCAGTAGAGAAAGAGGGATTATATCTAGATACTGAGTTCAATAAAAAGCTTTTGGAAGAGTATAAACCAAAAATAGATGCTGCTAGACAAGCAATATATGACTTACCCAGAGTAAAGAAATTCGAAAAGAAGTATAACCAAGAAAAGATTGACAAGTATATCCAATCTATAGAAGCTGAACTTGAGGAGTTAGATTATAATGACCCAAAAGACAAACGAAAGATTGCATCAAGGGAACAGAAAATCTCAAATATCAAAGCGGGTGTATTCACAACTAAAAAGGAACAAGAATTAATAAGGCCCATTAATTTGGGTAGCTCAGTTGATTTACCCGCATTGATGTATTCAGAGGATGGTTTTCATTTCGATGTAATTAAAGATAATGAATCTGGTAAACCAAGTACAGATGAAGAAACCCTTACTAATCTTAGGATAACCATTAAAAAGCCAGATTCACCAAAGGCCATATTTCTTGATAAACTTCTTGAATTACGAGGGTTAAAGAAAATGTATAAGACCTATATTTATGGATGGTGGGAAAAGGTACAAGATGATTCTAGATTACACGGTAGGTATAATATAAATGGTACAGACTCTAATCGGTTTAGTTCTGCTGACCCAAATATGCAGCAAATACCCAAGACATCAGTAGACCCAAATATTAAGAAACAATTGGTTGCTCCTCCCGGTTATCTATATATGGCATTCGACTACTCACAGGCAGAGTTAAGAATGATGGCTCATCTATCTGGGGATGAAACCTATCTAGAAGCATTTGCTAAGGGAGTAGACCCTCACCTTGGTATAGCAGCAGCAAAATATGGGGTTCCAATTGAGGAAGCAAGTAAAATATACGAAGATGAAAATCATCCTGACCATAAATTATGGAAGACTAGAAGAAAACAAGCTAAGCAAATTGCATTCGGTTTGATTTATGGTATTGGGGAAGCTTTACTTGCAGTAAAATTATCCGACCCAAAAGCTGGTATTATAGTTACTAAAGAAGAAGCCCATAAAGAAATGGCAGAGTTCTTTGAGAAACATCCAAAGATACTTAAATTCAAAGAGAAGCAAGAGAAATTTCTTCGTAAGCATGGGTATTATACCCAGTTATTTGGTACTAAGAGAAGATTACCCCAGATATACTCAAACGACAAACAAGAAGTTGCTTATGCTATTCGTTTGGGACTTAATTTTCCTTGCTTATTACCCTCATCTCAGGCTCTTAGTAAAACTAAGGGATGGGTAAATTATGAAGATTTAAAGGTTGGTGATGAGATATTAGCTTTTAATCGGGACATAGGAGAATCAGAATGGCAAAAGGTTGAAAGGGTAAATGTATTTGATTATGATGGAGATATGATTAGGTTAAAGACAAAACATCTAGACGTTTTATCAACACCAGACCATAGATGGGTAGTTACTAAACCAAATAAAATATCTAAATTAGATAATACCGAAGTATTAACTTCTGAAGAATTATACAATTCAGATAAACCTTATGCTATCCCAATAAGAGCTCCTCATAACAATCAAGTGAAAGCTAGATATTCGGATGCTTATGTAGCTTTTTTAGGTTGGTATCTTACTGATGGTCATTTGAAGAATGGTAATATAGTAAGAATATGTCAGAGTAATACTGCAAATCCTCACAAGGTAGATATTATTGATTCTATCATGGAAGAATTAGATGTAGAATTCTCCCGTAGAGAAAAGAATCAAGTAATATGGGAAATAAGAGACCCAGGATTTGTTTATAAACTTAATAGGTTAGTTCCTGAACGTAAGTTAAATATGAAGTTATTAACTCGATTAACTAACCCTCAATTAAGTATATTATTAGAGAATATGAGATTAGGGGATGGTTGGTCGGTATGGGCAACCGGAGATAAAACTCAAGGAGAATTACTTCAGGCTTTGGTAGTACTTTGTAACAACACCTCAAGTATGTATGAATTATCACATGAAGGTGACATATCTTATTTTAAAGATAAGAAACCAAGTAAATATGGTCAAGAGTTTGTACGGGCCACTAAAACTAGTTATGGAGTAAAATTCTCTAATTTTAGGAAATCAGTAAACACCAAGAATACTTACAATTTAGAGAATAATTTAACGAAAGAGAAGTATGTAGGTAAAGTATGGTGTCCTACTGTAAAATCTGGGGCTTTCTTTACAAGGGTAATTGGTGAAGATAAACGATATAGAACTTTAATCACTGGTAATTGCCAGGGTGCTGCAGCAAATATGACCAACTTCGGAGCTATTCTCGTTTATTGGTTAATGAGGCAAGGTAAATTACCCATGATGAAAGAAGCTTGTACGGTACATGATGCAGTATATATGTATTCTAAACCAGAAGATATAAATACCTGGACAGTATACACAATTTGGAATATCCTACGTAATCCAAGTACTAAGAAGTATTTTGGTTTTCAAGTAGATGATGTAACCTTATCAATGGATTTTACAATAGGCCGGTCTATGGCAGAAGAATTACCATTTATGCCCGGATATGATTATACTAGAATGTTAAAACCAGACTTTTCGGTAGAAGAGTACATGGAGGAATACCATAAGTTTAAGACTCGTAAAATTGGTAATTTTAATGCAGCTTCACCAGAAGTATTTATGGAACTATATAAAAAGGAAATCCATAAATATCAACGAGAATATGAAAAATCGAGAAAAGGGTAATATACCAGGATTTAGTAATTACTACATATCCCGTACTGGAAAATTATACTCGAAATTTACTGGTAGTTGGAAATTAGTAAAACCTGCTATGAAAGATAATGGTTATTTATCTAACTCTTTAGTAGGAGATGGTGGTAAACGGAAGAACTTTTATAGACACAGGTTAGTTGCTTCTATTTACATCCCTAACCCAAACAATTATCCTCAAGTATGCCATAAAAATAACAATCCAGAGGATAATCGGGTAGGTAATTTATATTGGGGTACAGCTAAGATGAATATTGGTCAGTGTATAGAAGATAAAAGATTCTATTTTGTTGGTAAAGAACGAGAACGTAAGGTAAATGTAGAATTATTAATTTCTAGGTATATAGAGGGTATACCAAGAAAAGATATACTAGAAGAATTCGGTATATCAACTGGAGTATTATATAAAATATTACGGTATAATAACATAAAACTAAGGAAATGGAGAAGATTTTAAACGGGCCCACGGTATGGAGGGCTAAATGCCCAGTATGTGATTGCGAATTTGAATATGATACCAGTGAAACTTTTGGGGTTTATAATAAATCTGGGGATTATTTTAGGATAGTACAATGTCCTAATTGTAAAACTAATATAAAGCATTCAGATTCAGTATCTACCATTACAGGAGTGAAAAGAGAAGATACTATGTCTACATAAATAATATAAATTTATGGAATTATGGCAACACAGAAAGAGATTGATAATGCAAGTAAGTTAACTGCCCTCACTTATATGGTTGCAGGTTGCTTAGGTTATTCTATCGAAAATTTACTTAAGTATTTAGATGTGGTTAATCTAAGGTTGAGTGGACAAGAAAAGATGTTACTTAATCGATTAAAGACTCAGTTATCTCAAGTACAAACTAATCTTACTACTTTAGAGGGATTGGCTTTTAAAGTGATGGCTACAGATGAGGATGGTAAACTTGCTTATGAAGATGCCACCCATATTTATTGGGCTGCATTTTTAGCCTTACTCGATAGAGGTGGTACTGATAACTTATGCGACTTAAGATTAATGGCTTTGGTAGATAAGGTAAGCATCTATAAATCTCTTCTTAATTTGCCCGGTATGAAACTCTCTTATCAAATGGCTTTTGCTCAAGTAACTAAAGCAATAAGCAAAGGAGAATTTAGTAAAGAAGACTTTAAAAACCTATTAGAAGTTTATGAAGACGGAACTGAAAAAACTAAAGGTTAAATTTGAAGGTAAACTTATCGAGATTGATATCCAAAAGGAATTATCTATCAATGAGAATATCATTAATTCTCAGCTACGAGAATCTCCTTCTAGTTATTATGTACTTGCTTCTTTGAGAGATAAGTATATAAAAGAAAGAGATGCTCTAGCAAGGGAAAAAGAAGAAGCTTATTCGAATGCCTGGTTATATTATAAGGATGCTAATGAGAGATGGAATAATGAATATGTATCTCATAAGGCAAACCTTAACAAGAAATATTCTTCCATCAATGAAAGGTATTTGAAAGCTGTAGAAAAAGCAAATAAGTTCATAACTATATGTAAGTGCTATGAGTCACGCGAAAATATATTAAGAACTATTAATGCGAACCTAAGAAAAGGTTAACCCATTGAACTATAAACAATTACTAACTTTTAAAAACAGTATTAGAATATGAATTATTCAATGACATTTATCTCACCTCTTGTAGCTGAGAAATTTAATCAAGAATTACCCGGATGCCCAACAGAAAACCGGGTACTTATTTTATCTCCCAAGGAGGTAAATCAAACTAAATCCGGTTTGATTATCCCTGAACAAGTAAAAGAGGGAGTTCCTCGTAAAGGGGTTGTAGTAAAGAGTGGGGAAATTACCGAAGAATACAAAACCTACCGAGAATTGGTTGCTGTAGGTAGAATAGTTACCTATGGTTTGTATGCAGGTAAAGAACTTGAATTCGAAACGGACAAACTATCTCCTGCTCTCAAACAACTTTTAGAGAAAAACGTTCTTACCGTATTGAGTATGAACGAAGTAGTTTACTCAGAACCGAATAATTAAAACTAATCATTATGATAGAAGACAAGAAGAAAAAGAAAGTTTCATCAGAGGGACTTTCTACAAAAGAAAAGATGCTAGCTAGAAAGAAACAGCTAGAATCTAAGGGAAACGGAAGTGGATTGGTATATCCAAAAGAAGGAACCCTGAGAATGAGAATTAAATCTCCAGGTGATGACCAAGAATTGGGTATCGAAATTATTCAATTCTACCTGGGTGGCAATTTGGGAGGAGTTATATCTCCAGCTACTTTTGATGAACCTTGCCCATTTATGGAGAAGTATCAAGAATTGAAAAACTCCAAGGATGAAGATGACAAGGAACTTGCCAAGAACCTGGTACCAAGAAGAAGATATGTTATTGGTGGTATCATCTACTCAGATGAAAAGGGTAGTAAGGTAGATTACGAAGGCAAAGATAAGGGAGTTTTAGTTCCTCGCTCAGTATACCAGGATATCATTGACCTTTACCTTGATGAAGATGAGGCAGGTGATATGACAGATCCAAAAACTGGATACGATATCAAGGTAATTCGTTCCGGGTCTGGTAAACTAGATACCACTTATTCTGCCCGTGCTTGCAAACCAACTAAATTGGACAAGAAATATCAAGGTACAATTGACCTTGAGGGGATAGTTCGTTCTCAAATCAAATCCTATGATGAGTTGGAAGATTTACTTTCACAGTATCTAAATGAAGACCATGGGGATGACGATGATGACGATAAGTCAAAGAAGAAAAAGAAAAAGGGAGTTCACAAAGACCATTACATGGAAGATGATGAACCTAAGAAAAAGAAAAGAAAATACAAATCGGATATTTAAGGGTTAGTAATATGGTTTCATTCGAAGGTGGTAATTAGATTCGTTCTGTTATCACCTTCTTTAGTTTAAAGACATTACATTATGGCAAAGAAATCTAAGGTTGGTTTAAAAGTACCAACAGCAAATGAGATGGCAAAGAAATATGGGAGTATGATTAAATTAGCTTCAGAAGTAACTGATACCGATTTATATATACCATCTACTTTCTTTGCTTTGAACTACTTATTCGGTAAGGGTATTCCTTATGGTAAAATTGTAGAGATTGCTGGAGAAGAATCATCTGGTAAATCCTTGGTAGCTTATAACTTTGCTTATGCTACTCAACAACTTGGTGGTCATGTAATATGGGTAGATGCCGAACAATCCTGGATGAACTCCTGGGCAGAGATTAATGGAGTAGACCCTGCAAAAGTAACCATTGTTAATGATACTCGTATTGAATATATTGCAGATGTAGTAGCAGACTTAGCAATATATTTACGTTCTCAATTAACCCACAATGAACCGATACTTCTGGTAATCGATTCTATTGCAGCAACCGACTGTACGGATAATATTGATGCTAAGATGGTTGATGGTAAAGCCGAAATGGGAGGTAGAGCAAAGGCTCTTTATAAATACTTCCGTATCAGAAGTGAATTATTCTACAAACTGGGAGTATCTCAGATATATATTAACCAATTAAGAACTGCTTTGAATGTCGGATTTGGAAAAGATAACACAACAACTACAGGAGGTGCAGCACTTAAGTTCTACGCTTCAATCAGAGCTGCTTTCTATTCAGGAAGGTCTGTTACCATTAAACAAAATGGGAAAGAAAGGAAAGCTGGGAAACTTGTCACTATCAGACTTATTAAAAATAAAGTTGCTCCTCCTCGACCTACAATCAGCAAATGCCCTGTATATTTCAATCCTAAATTCCACGAAGTCGGGTTTGACAGATGCTATGCTTTAGAAGATGTATTGGTAGATACCGATGTAATCGAAAAAACTACTGGTGGGTATAAATTGAAAGGTAAAACTCTTGCAAGAGGGGAAGAGAAATTCCAAAAGCTTTTGGAAGAAGACGATGAACTTCGTAGAAAACTTTTACGGAAAGCCGGAGTAAATACCATAGGTACTACTAAAAAGCAACTGGAGAAAATAGAAACAAATCTATTCCCAGTCGATGGTGTAGAATATGAAAACTATTCAGATTCAGAAGAGGAGGAGGAAGACGATGAATAAGAAAGAGGTAGAAGGTATCAGAGATAACCGGGCTGGGACATCAACTAATATCGGATTATTATATTAAATATAAAAATAAATATGAAAAATAAAAAATTAATATTATTAGTTGACGGCGAGAATATTTTACACCAAAGTTTTCACAAATTTGAAAAACTTAAATCTACCGATGGCAAACCGAGTGGGGCAATATTCGGATTTTTCAAATCTCTACATATGTATCTTACAAGGTTTGAACCGGATGAGGTTTATATTTCATTCGATAATGGTCATTCACCAGTAAGGACGAAGTTATTGCCCAATTACAAGGGACATAGAAAAAATATATCTGTAGATTACGAATCATTGCAAAAGCAAAAGGCAATTATAATGAAAATGCTGGGTATGCTAAGAATTAATTATATCTTCGATAAAAAGAAATCTACAGTATATGAAGGAGATGACTTCTTAGCATACCTTGCAATTAAAAAATTCCAATCCGAGAAAATGATACTTATATCATCGGATAAAGACTTTAACCAGTTGCTATCAAATAACCTGAGGATATATAATCCCAGAAAAGATGAGATGATAAGAATGGATAACTGCAAAGAATTATTCGGTTATCATTCTCATGAAACGGTAGAGTACCTTGCAATGGTTGGAGATACTTCCGATGATATACCAGGGTTCCCGGGTATAGGCCCAGTAAAAGCAAGGAAAATCCTTGATGAGGGTAGAATTGAGAAGTTTATTGCCCAGAGTAAGAACAAAGAATATCTTCAAATATGGAAAAGGAATGAACAGTTAATCGACCTTTTCTGGTTTGTAAGACATAATCCATTGGATAAGTTACCAATTAAGTCAAAGAAGAAGTTTAAGTATGAGAAATTCAAAGAGCTTTGTATCGAATACTCTTTAGCATCATTTTTGACAAATGAATTTATAAAACCATTTAAAGCATTACATCATGAGTAAACGTATAATGTTTGTAGGTCCCTCAGGTATAGGGAAAACTACTTTAGCTAAGTATGTAGCTAAGAGAGAAGATCTACCTTTTATTTCTGGTAGTATGTCAGATTTATTACCTGCTACTGAAGGGGTATCACATAATGAAATATTATCCCTCGGTTCGGAGGCAATGTATAAAGCAGATTTTCAACTTCTGAACAAAAGGAATAGGTTATTCAAGGATAGAGAATACTTCGTAACTGATAGGAGTTATGCAGATTTGGCTGCTTATTTCTGGTATAAGCAATCAAGAACTTTACCAGAATGTGAAATGGAACATTTTTTCTGTCAATGTAAGACTTTAATGGAAGATCAATGTGATGTAGCAATCTTCTTACCATTAAATCTAGATACTTATAAGCATTGGTCAATGGAAGATAATGGTAAGAGAATACTTAACAGATTCTTCCAAGTTCAGATATCATCTCTTATGGGGGAATTGCTTGCAAATTGGGAAATACCCACTATTTGTATATCTGAGCTCAATTTAGGTATGAGAACGGAACAAATCAATTACCATTTAGATAGGATATGGGGAAAGGAGTAATAGCAATAGCCTTTTCAGATTTACATATAAATCTATGGGCTAAGTTTAATGAGAACAATCACAGGACCCTGAATAGTTTCAGGGTTTTGTCGATTATACGGAAATTATGTAGAAGGTTTAACTGTCCTGCATTATTTTGTGGAGACTTATTTCATAAGGCCGAAACAATGGACCAAGAATTGGCAGAGATATGTTATAACGAACTAATCGAAGGATTTTGGATATATGCCATATCTGGAAATCATGATATTAAGAAAATAAGTAAGGTTGGTACTAAACCCTTTAGCTGGCTTTATCAAGTAGAGAAGTATGGTATCATGATATTAGATTATGAAAAAACCCAACTATCTTCTACACATAAAGATATTATGGTATATGGGGTTCCTTATATTGATAATAACGTGGGTCTAAGTGAATACTTAAAGAAGTTAGAATTAGATAAAAGTAAAAAGAATATTCTTTTACTACACACCGATTATCCTGGTGCAAAAGATACAGATGGTAGGGAAATAGATTCCGTAGAAAACTTAAATGTGAATGTTCTCAATAAGTTCGATTTAGTATTATGTGGGCATATACACAAACCACAAAGACTATCAAAGAAGGTTTATATGATTGGAGCCCCTAACCATCAAAGGAGAACCGATAGAGATTGTGAATTGGGGTATTGGAAAATCTATGAAGATTTGTCTCTGAAGTTTGTACCTTTGAAAAATTTCCCAAAGTTCATCGATGTAGAAAGGGAAGAGGATATTAAGGATGATGGCAATTATTATACGGTAATCCCTCAAAAAGCTAGTACTCCAGTTAATAACAAACATAAGATTACTAAGCAACTTTCTAAGAAGTCTCTAGCAAAGAGATACCTAAGAGAGAAAGGTATTAAAGATGAGGTTAAAACTAATCTATTAATTGAAACACTTAAAAAGGCTGAGTCATGTTAACGTTCTTAAACTTAGAGGCAGAAGGATTTTGTTCAATAGAATCCTTACATCTACAATTAAACCCAACTTGTACCATACTTATCAAGGCACCAAATGGGAAAGGGAAATCAACTATTCTCTCTGCCTTGGTATGGGCAATATATGGGAAAAACCTAAAGGGTGTTTCTGAGGTAAATACTTGGAAGCAAGTAAGGCCTAAAGATTACAAGGGTACTAAGGTACAAGTATATTTTCAGAAAGATTCTCATACATATAAGATAGTTAGATGTCAAAAGTATGATGAAGTACTTGAGGATGGTGCTAAAGGTAAAGACAGACTTATCTTCATGAAAGATGGGGATATAGTTGATATCAAAGGGAAGGGGAAGATACAAGATTTTATAAACCGAGAGATAGGTTTATCATATACTCTGTTTATGAACTCAATCATGTTTGGTCAGGGTATAAAAAGACTCATACAAGAATCTAATTCTGATAAGAAAAAGATATTCGAAGAAGTATTTGACTTAGAGTTCTTAAACCTTGCTAAAGGCATTGCATTACAAGATAAAAATAACTTGATATCTCAAATAAATGAGGTAGAGCATGAGTCTCAAATGCTTAAGAAAGAATTAGAGGCTAACAAGGAAGCTTACTTCGATATGAGAGATAGAGAAAAATCCTTCAAGCAAAAAATTAAAGAAGAAAGAAGAGAGTTAAAACAAGATAGGGAAAAGCTAACTAAGCTACTAATTGAAAAACAAAAACAAATCAAGGATGAAGTAGATGCTTCGCTTCAGATAAAGATTAAAAAACAAAATGAACTAATCCTTGATTTGAGGAGTAAGATAAAAGATGCAAAGAATTTATCGAATGTACCCCTTAAGAAAGTAATCAAAGAATTGGTAATACAGTTAGAAGCCGGTCACTACAAACGTGCGTTACGTGATGCTAAATCAATATATAAAGCGTTTTCTGACCTTGACAAATATGATAAAGAGTATCAAGAGGCTTTAGAGAGGTTGGAAGAACTTAGTAGTGTAAATGATAGGTATAAGAAATTAAAATCAGACTGTGATGATATTGCTTCTGATATTGCTTCTATTGACGAAGACCTGGCTAAGCTCAAGCAAGAAAAGCTTAAGGTCATGTCTCCAAAGTATAAACAAAAACTTAAGGAGATTAGGAAGAATTTACGGAAGGTTGATGAAGACTTTCACAATAAAGAGTTAGAGTTAGAGAATTATAACTGGTTAATTAATGACCCATTGGGTAATAATGGGATTAAGGCTTACCTATTTGATTCATCACTTGAGTTCTTAAATAAATGCCTCGATAAGTATTCAGAGGTATTAGGATTTAGGATCGAATTTAATATTGATTTGGGTACTGCTAGAAAAGAATTTGTTACTCTTATTGAAAGAGATGGGATGATTATAGATTACGATGAACTATCGGGTGGCGAGAAACAATTGGTCTGTGTAGCAATGGCTTTTGCAATGAATGAGGCTTTAACTGCCTCTAAGGGTATTAACTTAGCATTCCTTGATGAGGTATTTGAATCACTAAGTTCAGATAACATAGAAATAGTTACTTCCTTAATACGTTACATATTCAAAGAGAAAACTTTATTCTTGATAACCCACTTAGATTCTCTTCCTCTAGGTAATACTAAAATTTTGCAAGTGGAAAAGACCCAAGGCCTGAGTAGGTACCAATTACTATAATGGTATATAAACTTTAACAAGACAGGAAGATGAAAACCTTTAGTAATTTATACTCTGCTATAAAACATGGTAGAAACATAATAATTAGGCCTAAATGGAAACCCAATGTACCAGGTCATAATTATTATGTTTCTAAAAATGGTAGAGTTTACAGATATCTTGGAGATTTCAAATGGGTAAGGATTTCTGTATATTCAGATGGTAAACCCGACAGTTATTTAAAGTGTAAGATAGATTTAAAATCTTGGTTATTACATCGTTTAGTAGCTACTATTTACCTTCCTAACCCAGATGGTCTACCAGTAGTAATGCACCTTAATAATAACAAAAGGGATTGCAGAGTTAAAAATCTTAAATGGGGTACTGAGTTAGATAATACTTTACAGGCTTGGTTTGATGGTTGTTTACCAACCCCAAATAAGATTATTTATTATAACGATGTACATAATCTTTATAATCAAGGTTTAAGTGTAAGAGAGATAGCTAACATATTACCGATTCATATTTCTTCAGTTCGTAGAATCTTGAAAGGTAAGGGTCTTATTAAGTATAAAGATAAATTTTGTTATGTCAATAAACAGCAAAAATAAGGGTTCAAGATTTGAAAGAAAAATAGGAGCCTGGTTCACAAAGTGGACCGGGTTTAAGTTTGAAAGGAATCGTGCAGGCTCTGGAGCTTGGCATACCAATAAAGATTCTACTTCAGACCTTACTTGTACAGATGAAAGGCATGCTCATAGATGTAAGATATCTATCGAATGCAAGAATTATAAAGAGATTAAGTTTGAACATCTACTCTTAGGTAATAAGGGATGCGATATATTGAAATTCTGGGAACAAGCTTCTAAGGATGCAAAAAGAGCAAATAAAGTTCCCATACTCTGTATGAGATATAATTCAATGCCATCAGAAGAATTTTTCTTTGTAGTTGGAAAGGATTTATCTTCCGTATTCTATAAACCTCTATTCGATAAAGCCAATATTATGGTAATTGATGTACCAAAGATAGATGAGATTCTTTATGTATTCATGGCTAGTGACATATTGAAGAATGTAAACTATAAGTTAGTACATAAACAAGCTAAGTTAATTCTTAAAAACCGGTAACCTATGAAGAAGCATACCCCATACTCATATTGTATATTTTACCTTGAAAGGAAGTACTGTGATAAAATCAATAAAGAACTCAAAGAAAAGGGGTATGATCAAATCAAGGCAATTATTCCTATGGTAAACGTATTAAGAAAAACCACAAAGGGTAAGATGGTATTCGAAGAAGTACCAGTATTATTCAATTATGGTTTTATGAGAATGCCCACTAAATTAGCATTCTCAAGGCCCTTTCTTAATAAGTTACGTAGGAATATATCTGGTATCAGAACTTGGTTACGTAATACCGAGACAATGCACCCAAGAAAGAAAAAGGTAAGGATTGACAATGCAGAAGACTTTGATGATTTCTCTTTAGTGGCTACTTGTAGTAGAAAAGAAGTAAGGCGATTTAAACGTATTGCTAGAGAGAATAAGAAGTTTTCAGTAGATGATTTAGTCAATGTAAAGCCTGGAGATTACTTAGTATTACGAGGTTATCCTTATGAGGGAGTAGATGCTACAGTATTAGAGGTTGACCATCTTTGTAAAAGGGTAAAAGTTCTTATATACCCCGAAATGGGGAGAATGGAAGTATGGTTACCCTTTGACAACGTCATTTATAGTGTATATTTAAACCATGACCCAGATAAACTTTATGCTAATTCTGGGGAATATGATCCTAATCAGATAACCAATGAAGCAATTGATAGTATAATGAGATATAGGAGAATTTAATGTTATGAACGAAGCTCAACAAAAAGCCTGGAGTTGTTTAATTGATAAAGAACAACAATCATTATTCCTTCAACTATCAGAAAGTAAATCTTCATGGGAAGCTGGTGAAATTTTAAAGTTATCTCATTACAAGTATCTTGAAATCCGGGAACGGTCAGAGAAATTCTTTAGGCTATTCTCGGATTTTTTTGAGAAACACACTTCTATTTTTCGACCAGATTGCCCCTGTGAGAGGAATTTCCAAGATTATATGGAGGGATGTTTAGAGAAACGATTAAAAAGAAAAGAAGCAAGCTTATTCACAGGAGACTCGGCTCAATTACTCCCAAAGGTAAACTCTAAAAATATAGAGAGAAACATGAAGAGGTTAAAGGAGTCTGATGATGAATGGGACATAGATACTCTAAGATTAATTCTTGAATTTGATAGGTGGAATAACTTTAGAATACTTCCAAGGATGCTACAACAGCCATCTGCATTTAAAAGGCGGTCGAATAAGAAGGATAAGATATATATCAAGTATCTTCTTAATAGAGTACCGGATTGGATGCACACTAAACTCAAGGAAAGGTTTAGGTATAAAGTAAAACCAGGAAAGAAAAAGTATTGGGTAGCTTTAATATCTGAGGACCTATATACCGATGGTTATCTATTGTTACCAGTAAGACCTTTGGATGAAGTAGTAGATGAATTTAGTAGATTTTACATGTATGTATTTAAAACTAAAGATGATGCTGATACCTTTGGTTTTATGGTATCTAAGTTCATGATTAAAACCGAATCTGTTAAGCTTGGACAAAAATTCTGGCCAGAGTACCGTTGCTGTGTGGAAAGAGCAGTAAACTATAATCAAGTGAACAACATAGAATTCAATATTAAGAAATTGGATATGGCTTATAACACACATATCAAGAGAAAGCCTAAAAAACCTAAATCCACTGCTGCGAACCGAGCAAAAACCTCGGATTTTTATAAAAATAAATAGAGAAATAAGATAAGATTAAATTATTTATTCTTATATTTGCAAAGAAAATAAATGAATACTTTAAAATATTAATGATATGGCAAAAAAGAGTAGAAAAGACATGAAAGCTCCATCCAAGGAGAAATCAAATTTCCTTGGTGCTTCTGGAAGAAACATGACTTATAAGGATTTAAAGAGAAAGGCAATAATATTAGGGATGCCTTTCCCTGATGCTTGTTCTGCTGGGGTATTTGACTTATTACATTATATCAATGTATCAGAAGAAAAGCCCGATAAATCGTTAATTGATAAATATGACGATTGGATGGATAAGCAATTAGAAAATATTGGGTATTCGAAAGATGACCCATTAAGAAATTCTCGATTAAGGCTTGGGTTTCTCGGAGAAGAAGGGGAAAATGGGCAAAGAAGAACCAAACGAGTTCCTGGGATAAAGAAACCTCGAGAAAAGAAACCACCAAGAGAGAGGGATGAATTTAATCTTATCAAGGGTACAAAGAAATCTTATGTATTTGAATTAACTGCAAAAGGTTTTGAACTTGATAGAGTTATTCGGAGAATGAAAAAGAAATTCCCCGAAGCAAATGAGAAATCTATCAATCTTTGGTATAGAATGGCAAAGAGGAATATAAATGGTAAAACTAAAGGAAAGTAACAACGGACCCATACGACCAGATAGATATTATATATGGACTTGGAGACCAGATACCACCAATAAGATTGTTACTGAAAAAAAATTATATAGGAAACATCTAACCGGTATACCATACTTTACTAGACACCAAGTAAAGGTTACCTTAGTTTATCTTTATGGTGTAGATGTTCTTCAGTATATCCATATAATATCTGGGAGGAAACTTATAAAACAAGGCATTAGAGAATTATCCGATATGAATGGTAAACTTCTTAAAAAGGGTAGTACTAAATTCTGGTTTAAGGGTAAATTCGTAAAAGCAAGGAAGTTCATAATGCCCGATGAATATCACATAGATAAACACCGACGAAGAAGATTTATGGTACAAATGCACCGAGTCTTTAAGTCTAAAGGAAAAAAGGAATTCAATGAAAGGTACTCAATCAAACTCTATGGACAACGGCAAGGCATATCTCCCAAGTATACAAGGCAAAAGAGATTACAAATCAATCTTGCTATCCTACAGGATTTACAACAGGCTGAGTCAAGAGGAGAAAAATAAATTCAATCTGTTATTCCTGCAGTATCCCCCATTGGTAGGTTCATTGGCTTTATATTTAAGAAAGAAGATGAACATCCCAATACAAAAGGTACTATTTATCAAAGCACAAAGGGATATGCTTGAAATATTCGATGAGGCATCACTTAAATTTTTAGGGTATTTGCCTAAAGAAAGGTTTATTAAGAAGTCTCTATTATTTCAAGGGTTTGTTCCATTAGAGAGTATTAAACTTAGAAGGTCTTATGCTTATATAATGACAAATAGGATGATAGAAAATAAAATATGGGTCTACCCAATTCGATTATCCGATAACTATAAAACAATGATAAAAGGGAAATACAAATCCTATACCGAAGTATTTGGGAAGGTGGGTATTCCTGGGATAACTAAAATTAAATATAGCAATGAATAATAACGAAGGTTTTAAAATCACAGCACATCAACCAGCAAACCCATTTGCAGGTAAGAAGTTTAAGATAGTCACTTATCAAGGTGACAAGGAACTTGCCTCTCAGGCAATAACAATTGAATCTCAATTAGAATTAAAGACAACTCTAGATGAGATAAAACAATTCAATATTGCTCAGGAGGAATTATTAAAATCTGGGTATACTCAGAAATCCATACTGGTAAAGAAACTTATAACAGAGTGATATAAATAAATTATTAACCAACTTAAACATTACGAAAATGGCTAAGAAGAAAAAAGAAGAGGAACTGAAAGAAGTTTCCAGAACAGAAATCAATGGTGCAATTATCATTAAGTACGAAGACGGCTCAGTAAAGATTATCCCTGCTCCTATCATGCTTTCTGCCGAAGAAGCCGAAGACCTTTTTGGTTCTGAATCCGATGACGAGGAAGAAGAAGAAGAAGAGGAAGAATCAGACGATGATGATGATGAGGATGATGATGATGATGATGATTCCGAAGAGGAAGAAGAAGAAGAGGAAGAACTGACCGGTGAAGAACTTGCCGAAATGGACTTCGAAGAACTTGAGGATGTCTGCGACGACAAAGACCTTGAAACTGACCCAGACGATTACGATGAAGACGACGTCGAAAAACTCCGTAAAGCAATTGCCAAAGAACTCGGTCTCAAATTGCCGGCAAAGAAAGAAGCCAAAGGTAAGGGCAAGAAAGGGAAAAAGTAATCTGGTAACTGTATTCAAGATTTAAAAGAAGGTAGGGAAATTTCCCTACCTTTACTATCAACTATTAATAAACGTAGAAGTTTACTTATAATAACCATTAACTTATAAAACATTAAAAATTATGGCAACAAAGAAATCAGACTCCAAGAAGAAAGGGGATAAAGAAAAAGACCCCGAAAAAGAAGCTAAACGTAAAGCTCGTCAAGAGGCACTCAAGAATCGGCCGGCTGAACAACGACCCAACAGCAAGCAAATCGACGTTATTCCCATTAACGACAAATCCAAGGTAATGAACTTTGGTTATGCCGTTAAGAACAAGGAAGGCTATCAGGGTGTAGTGGTTACTTCTGTATTGGTTACGGATGGCAAACCGGTATCAACTTCAGTTTCATTCGTTCCGGGAACTCTTACCGTTAAGTCTAAGAAAGGACATGGCGTTATTTGTTCTCCGAAAAACAAAAAGGCTAAGGAAGAAGAAGAGGAAGAATCAGAAGATTAAACTCTAACTTACTAACTACTATCCCATATGTCTGCTATATAAATTTAGAGTTTAAGTTCATATGAATAACATCTACACTTAGGTCGTTGTTCAGCCAAAAGCTCATTGCCTGCGAAGGTAGTGGGCTTTAATTTTTTATACCCATGGAAGAAGAGAAATTATCAATTCGAAAGAATATTCGAATACTTGCATTGGATAATCTAATAAATACTTATACTGATGCACTAGAAGATAAAGAATTAAACCTGGGACCAGATGAAAGGGAACTTGCAATCAATATAATAAATGAGGCAAGAGAAATGCTATCAGAAGAAACTCAGGAAGTATCTAACCAAGTAATGCAAAGACCCAAATGGAAAAAGACTTAAGATTATTAGTGGGAAACATTAATCAAACTCTCAGAGAATTAGATTATGTTTCGTACCTTAAAAAGGTAGCTCTTAGTAAGGGTAAGAAAGGCGAATACCAATCCCATAGGTTGAAGAGTAATTATCTGAAAAGAAAACTCATATCTCTTAAAGGAGCCCTGAATAAAAAACTCCATGGGACTTATATTGTTGCCCAATTTAATTTTATAAGGGGGGAACAGAAAGAAACTTTTGAACAAACTTTTACGGACTTATCTCAGAAAGAGGTAGAAGATATACTTCAACTCGAGGCAGTTTTAAAACAATGCAGTTTAGAAATCCTAGAAATTAAAGAAATCCCAACCCAAATTAGGAAGGTATAACTATGGTATTATGTAAATAGGAAATTCAATTATTCACCTAATATAAATGAAAATGGCTAAGAAAGACGAAAAGAAGAGTAAATCGGAATCCAAGACTCCGGAACTCACAAAGGCTAAGAAAGCTTTGGATGCTTACCTTAAAGAGAACAAGTTGGACCCTACTAAGGATTGGACCAAAGACAAGAAACATGGTAAAAAGGTTACCGAACTTGTAAACAAGCTCAATAAGGAAAGAGACAAAGTTGCTGCTGCCTATCCTGAAGCTGACCAAGAGAACAACAAGAAATTGGTAAAACTCCAGGAAAAAGAGAAGAAGGAAAAAGCTGAGAAGAAGGCTGCCAAAGAGAAAAAGGAAAAGAAAGGAAATGGCGGTAGAACAGCTACCAAATACGATTATCCTCTCATCGATGGCAGAGAAATGACTTCGGCTGAGAAGAAAAAATATCGTATGGAGCAAAGAAAACTTGCTTCAGGTAAGGCTCCCAAGGAGGAAAAGGAAACTAAGAAAAAGAAGGAAGAAAAGGTAAAAGAAAAACCGGCTTCCGATAAGAAAGATAAGAAGGCCAAAGACAAGAAGAAAAAGAAGGCCGCTAAAGAAGAAGATTAATAAGAGCACTTTTTACTTTTACTTATCATATTTTTGAGTATTCGTTAATAATGGTAGAAGGCCTGGCAATATAAAAATTGTTCAGGCCTTTTATTTTCTAATTAAGTCGAAAATGGAACAAGAAGTATATAAACCAAAACTTAGAATCACTACACTATCAGAGAATGGTACCCCATTATCCGATAGGTTGGTAGATGCCTATACCGAGATGAATTCAGGTCCAAAGGTACAGCATAACGGTCCCATAAGAGTAGAAGTAACTCTTACTAATAAACAAGATATTGATAACTTCAAAGAATACTTAGATAGGTTATCTGGTACATTGCCTGCTAAGGCACCTAATGTTGGCAGAGGAAGACCTGCAGGGTCTACAACTAAGGAATTGGAATCACCAAGGGAGGATATTCTTGCAGATGTAGAAAAAATGATTGAAGAGGGTAAAAGCCAACAAGATATCATTAAATATCTTAGGGGATTGGGTTTTGTATTTATCCTTACTGAGGACTTTCTATTTCACTTTCCTGGATTTGAGTTTAATAAAAAGGATGTGGGAGAAGCAACAGACAATAAGCAATATCCCAATTCATTCTCTTGGATGGCAAGATGTATCAAACGAGCTAAGGACCCAAAAGCAGATAAATTTGACCCAATGGTAATCTTTGGTTTTAGCATTCTTGGGGGACCCTCGAAAAAGATTATCCCATATCTCTATAAGGAAAGGAAGAAACCATTAAGGGCCCAAGTTGGTAAAAACGTAATCTCCTTCTCTCAGGCAGAATTCACTAAACTTCCAAAGTATATGTTAGAATCCGAAAGGATTAAGTTCTCTACTGAACAGAGACAATTGCTTCTAAGTCCCGAAAAGAAGCCTTCTAAATTCTTCCTAAGATGGGTAAACGATGCTATATTTCCAGACTCCATAAAGGAAAAGATGGAAGAAATCAAGAACCGCTAACACTTACCTCCGTATTTATTAAAAGAGTATTTTATATAAAATAATTTTAGTATATTTGCATAAAGAAAATTTAATTATGGACAAGGAAACAAAAGACATCGTAAAGCTCATTGCTGGTATTCAGATTGAATCACTCAACTCAATCAAAGAGGATGTTAAAAATGGGAATGATATTGCCCAAGACTTAATCAAAAAACTCCTTCAGATTGAGGATGACGAAATAATTCGAGCACTAGATGAGCACATTGAATTATACGTAGAAATTGAGAATACTCCTCAACTGATAAATATGTTAAGTGAATACCAAATGCTGGTATGCTCTCACATATTATTCAGAATGGAAGATGAATGGGTACATACTAATTCTCAGGGAGTACTTGGTACCTGGGCAATCTTCCAAAGGGCAAATCTCAAATTCCACCCAGAACTAACACTTTTAAAATTTTAATATAGACATGGAAAAGAACGAATACTTAGAATCAGTAGAAATGAACACTGGAGTCGAAATGATTCCTTGCGAATCCTCTAACATTGAGGGCTTTGGTTATGACTCAAAGAAAAAACAACTTTGGGTTGCTTTTAAAGGTAATCGAGTTTATCGCTATGATGATGTACCTTATGAAATCTGCAACGGTTTACATCAAGCAGAATCAAAAGGTAAATATCTTGCAAAGAACATTAAAAATAAATTCGAAACTACAGGTTATGAACTCAGAAACTAAATTCATATTGGGCCTGGTAACCCTGGGGGCAGTGATTTACTTTATTGGTGAGAATAGAACTCATCCAGTAGAAGTGAGCACTGCTCCTTCTCGTTTTGAAAGCCCAATAACCAAGTTAATCTCTCTTCAAGATAGCATGGGTATTAAACCAAAAGAAAGGGAGCAAAAGAAACAATGGTATAAGTATAGGGTAGAAATAGAAACTATTCCAGAAAATCAAATCTATAAGATTGAGAAATCTGGATACCAGCAATATGAAGTTTCTAGATTGGGTGAAACTTATTCTTATGTAACCTACGAATTTACCTCAGACAAGGTAATGACTACTCAAGAAGCCTATGACTTCGTAAAGAAATATCCTGAAAGATGTACAAGGGTACCCAATACATCACAAGATAACATTTACGATAAATATAACGAGGATTATGAAGATTACATAAATGATCCAGAGGATGAAATTAACTATCCTCCAGAAATCTTCGACTTCTTAGCCGATTAACCCGAGCAAATAGAAAATAATTCAAATAAAATTTTTCTATTTAAAATAAAGTTCTTATATTTGTATCAGAAAAAGAAATTAATCATTTTACTAACATTTTAAATATAGACATTATGAAAAAGAATGAAACAAAGGTTACTAACCTGGTTGCAACTAAGGTTGCCGAACAACTTGAAGGAATTAAAAATTCTAAGACTGCTAAGGCTTCTGCTCCTAAGGCCAAAAAGACTAAAAAGGAATTGGTACAAGATGCTCAAGAAGCTGCCACTAATTTTGCCAATGCTAAATTGGTAGAACTCTCTCCCAAAACCCAAACTTCCAAAAAGGAACAGGTTGTCAAGGAAGTTAAGGAACAACAAAAACCATCCATCATCGAACAGGTAATTTCTAATCGGGAAGTTAAATACGTATACCCTGCCGATGTAGTTGATACACTTGCTCGGAAGAAATGGAGACAACAAACTCGAAACGAACTCCATCGATTGGAACTTGCAATGGCTCGTATCAAAGATACAAACTCTAAGGAGTTTAAGGCTGCGGCTAAAGCCTATGAGGACTTTAAAAAGAAGGTCCTCAAACCAGAACAAGTTGCATAAACCTTTATTAACCAGGTGCCCGGGATAATTACCTGGGCATCTCAATTCATACAAAATGGATTACACTATCTTCTCTGATAAAGAGATGCTTAAGCAGGACAAAGAATTGGTAGAATTACATAAACGATGTTGTAAGTCCTATCTAATCCAACATTCACTTAAGCACTCCAAGATTAAGAAGTTCTTTATCGTTTACGATTGGTATATAAATACTGATAACGTAAGGAATTTCTTTTTCAGGCCTATAAACCTTTTCATTCAGGCATTGCTTTTAGGGCAACTTGATGAAATATCCGATTACATTAATCCTAACAAAAATGGAAAACGAAAAAAGAAACGAACCAGAAAAGTATAACGTACTTTACTGCAAAGGCAAATATCAGTATAAATCTAAATATCCCCAAATAGAAACTAAACATAGGGTTATCTATGCAGGGCCAGTAGAACCAATGGCACCCATCTGGGATAATGTATCAGATATATTAAGGAAATCTGATAGAATTTGTACTGAATCTCGAAGAGAATTAAAGAAGTTAGAGGAACGTTCACAGAATAACCTTTACTTCAAGAAAAATGGTATTACCCATATAATCGTATACAAATGTTTAGAGAAATAGTTAAAGACCTATATATAGGCAAATCGAAGTTAACCATAGAATGTAACCAAAAGGAAATACCCCAAACTACTCTGGTTCAGGATGTATTACAGAATACTGGATTTACGGGTAATATGCCCGACTACGGTACCTATGGTAATTTCAAGGATGGGAAATTTGAGATTACTCCAATGATGCCTAAGCATTGCTTATTTATTACTGGAGTACCCAAAGGGGCAATCCTTGATAATTTCAGAGTTAGAAGAACATATTGGTCCTCTTATTATGAGGATGATGTAAGAGGGTACTTATTTCAAATTACAGATGAAAGTATACCTCGTTTAATAATCACAAACTAAATCTATATGGAAGCAATCGATTACGTAAAATTATTTAAACTCGACCAAGAGAATTATGACTTTAAAAGGGAAGAGTTTATATCCGAATTAGGTAAAGAATTTCTAGATTATTGCCAAACTACCACAATTGGGATAGATAAAAAGACTGGCAATATATACTACTACCGATTTAGGGAAATAGTTAAGAATTTCGAAACTAAATTCTGGGCAATCTCAGAACTTAAAATAGGGGAACCATTAACCCAGAAATTATGGAATGCATTTTTCGCTACTCAGGTAGTTCCCCTAAGGCAAAGGTTATTCCCAAAGGTTCAGAAATTAATCGAAGAGCAAAAGGGGATAACCAATAACCGTAGTAAACAAGACAAAAAACCTACGAACCATAAAAAGGCAAACTATGGCAAGGGAAATCACAGACCTGCATGGGAATAAATTTAAGGTAGGGGATTATAAACTTTGCCTTAATATTCCCATCACTGGGAAAGGTAATTTAGTATTCACCAGGGACCTAATCTCTGGTGAACCTTTTAATTTATCAGTAAGTAAGAAAAAATATAAGGGATATTTCTATAACCTATCTTTGAATCTGTATGTAAGGTTCGATTTAGAGTATATGGGTTATGATGAAAGTTCCGATATCAGAAAATCTCATTTGTATGTCAGAAAAGGAAAATAAAATGGTAAGATTCCCAAGACCTATGGGGACTACTGCAATGGCATTAGAATATCAGAAGAACCCAAATGATGAACTTCTGATAAAGATACACAACTACATTATTAATCAATGGCTGATGGGTAATGGAGTATTATGTGGTATCACTTATGATATCAATACATTCTCATACCGTATGGGTATAGATATTAACTACATACGGGTATTTATGAGAGATAGGCTATTAAGCTCTAGAATATGGGATAAAGAAAAGGCAGAAGATTTACTACAAGCATTAATGGGAGAACAACTAGCATGGGCTTTGGAAGACCGTATGGAAATAGCCCATCAGGTTAATATCCTAAGAGAATCTCAGGGAGGGAAATACGTACCGTTTATATCTGCCGAGCTGGGAAAGGCCCTTAAATTAAAGCTTGAATCCTCTACATCATTGCAATCCATTGTACGTAATCTCACTGGAGGAAGTACCACGAATATATTTGCCCAATTTAATCAACAGAACAACGTAACACAGCAAAATGCAATTACCGTTGAAGAGGCACGTCAAATCGTATTGGAATCACAAAGGGTATTAGATAAACCAGAAGAGGCTAAACTATTGGAGGATAGATATGACATTAAGTCTCTACCTGAAGTAGTTGCTACTAAACAAGAAGGAGTAGATACAAGTAAAGAGGGTCTTAACCTTAATAAAGCAGAGTTAATGCAAATTACTGATGATTATAAGGGAGCTATGTCTTCATTCTCTAAAGAACATCATGAACTACGTAGAGAAATCGAAATGCGTATAGACCCAGACGAAGAAGACCCAGAGTTATATCAATATGAAGACTTTGAGAAAGAAGAAAAAGAGGATGGCTCATTTGCATCTCAATTCCTCCGAAATAGTAAGCTTCCATAGTTATATCCGGATATTGCATATTTAAAAAGAAAGAATTATATTTGCATATCAATTTTAAAATAGACAAAAATATGGAACTACCAAAGACATCTTACAAAGAGACTCAGGTTAACAAGGTTAATCAGGGTACATACTTTAAATTAAAACCAACTGATACTGCTCCAGTATGGGTAAGAGACCATTATGATAAATCATCTAAGACTTATGCTTGCCATAAGTATGATGACTCAAATCACGAAAAATTTCTCGAGGGAACAAGGAAAATATACATTGACTTTACATTTTAATCACATGAACTTATTTAGACGAAAGAGATGCTGTAGTGAACTCATTGCCCTTAAAAATGGCAACTTAGTATTCAAATTGAGTAATACTCATATCAATGCTGCTTATAATACTTTACAGGCAATAATGAGGAAATCTGGTATATTCGATGAGAATCTATATTTCGATGTCTATCAGGAATATCGGAAACATTATGCTATATACGACATAGTACCATCATTGCTAAGGTATAAGATACCCTTGATATTTTCAGGTAGATACCCAAAGAAACTATTCGATAATCAGTTCACTTTTGAGGAATTGATACCAAATGCTCTGGTATATCATAGCTTACCAGAAAATTTCAGATTACCGGAAAGCTTAGAGAAAATCCTTTTAGAAGTAAGAAAAAGGGTATCTGCTTATATAGACCAAGAAGGTATATCAGACCAGGGTTATAGGGATTTGGTTCGAACCAATTTCGTAAAACAATGGGACGTATTTAGAAAGGACCCATCTCTTATAGATTGCTATATGAATGCTCAATTGGGCATGCTATATATGTGGGCTAGAGTAGAAAATAAAACAATAGTAAAGAACATAATCGAAAGAACTCAAGATGAACTAGCTCAAGAGTTCTTATCTAAAAATGACGAATATGGAAAATAAAGAAAAGTTTGCCTTCAGAAATGTAAACATGTCTCAAGGTGTAGAGGTAGAATTTATTAAATTGCTTACCTCATTAGAGACTAAAAGTGATGAAGATATTATTAAAGCTTTTAAAGCTCAATTATCTTCTGGAGTATTAACTTGCCATGCAGAAATGTTATCTAGAACACCAAATCAGATAATATTTCAAACATCTCAATTCAGTAAACCCTATAACTTTTACAAAAACTGGGAACTATGGGTATTCTCTAATATCCTGGGTGTATGGGCTCTAAATAGGTTTAGGATATGATTACAATGAAAAACCTCCAAGTAGAGGATATAAAAGATGAATGGTTATATAATGCCTTAACACAGGGCATCAAGGAATGTATAACTGCTCCAGTCCTAACTTTGGACCCAACAAAACCAGAACCCATTAAGAGGGCAGAAATGATACTGGACAATTTCTCTCAGGAGGGTTCTCCAGTAGTAGCTACAGTGATTGCTCCAGGCAATTTCATACAGATGATATTACCGAAACATGAGATACTTCTCTCGGTAATGTTCATCTATAAGGAAAGGAATACCTATGTACAACTTATAATACAAAAACTGGCTTATGAACGAGAAAAGACTACCACCAAGACTAATGGTTCTGCTAGTGGTACTGAAGGGTGAAAAGGTATATAAAGTACCAATTAGGTCAGAGATAGAATTAGACCATCTAAAGGATTTCAATACATTGAGGAGAATCCTTACTCCTTTAGTACAACTATATCATGGAGCAGGTTTTGATACTAGACTTACTTACGATGAATTCAGTATCTTCATTAATGACCTACAACATTTGGGATATGAACGGTTAGATGAATATTCCTCGGGTATACAAGAATTAGTAGAAGCAAAACCCATTACTGAGAATGACCAAGATGTTGAGAAAATACGAAAAGGGTTACTTATCTCTCTTAAATCTCAGGAGTTATCAGAGGTATTAGCTACTAAACTAAAGCAAGCCATACATGAAGTATTTGAAAACGAAAAGAAGAAAGGTGGACTAATGAACAAGGAACCCTCTTTAGAACCTATGGAGAGTTCAATTATAAGAGAGGCTCTATATTTGCTAACTCCCCAATTACCTTAATAATTGAAAGGCAGTGGATTAGACTGCCTTTCATAGCGTGTACACATCCTCAGCCTCCCTAAAAATAAATTAGATATATTTTTCTATAAAAATAAAAATGCTTATATTTGCATATCAATTTTAAAATAGACAAAAATATGAAAACGAACTCAGTAACTTACAATCAGGCAGACGAACTAACTAAGGTAGTTCGCAATTTCTTAGAAAAGAAATCTACATTTGAACTTGACTCTGATGAACAGGGTAATCTTCTTAATCTTCTAATGGGACTCTTAATCAAACTAGAGGATGATTACAAACTCAATTGCTTGGATATAAACCAGGTACAAATTTATGATACTACCTATTATTCTTTCATTTTCGAATCCATGATAACTGCCGATACTAATCCCTATAAGGGACAATTAGCATCTGCTGCAGTTCAATTCATGAATGAATTTACCGATAACGATGGGAGGTTCATATCATTCAATCAACTCGATAGAAACAACTGGATTTTCCAACTTAATTTCTCAATCGCATGACAAAGTATAACGTTAGTCCATTAGTTGCTCGGGAGATAGAATTCTCCACGGGCACTATCTTTGGTGGTAGCTGGTGCCGATACTTTATTTCAATCACTTTACACCAATGCTATATAGAAGCAACATGGAAAACCCGTCCTAAAAATGATTTAGACGGGCACAAAGAAATCTTTAACTCTTTACAGGAGTATCTAGATTGGTTTGCTAATCTTAAGAAAACTTACGGGAGGAGAATATCCCGTAAACAAATGGTATATGCTGCATACGATGAAACAACTCGTACCTTTAGTTACAAACCCTACGAGAATTGGGCTACCAGACGTTCTAAGGAGAAATTAAATAAGCCCAAGGAACCAATACTGGCCGATGAATTATACTAATCTCCCAATCAGTTAATATACCTCAGGGAGTTCAGAAACACTAACATCTGGGCTCCCTTAATTATTGCATATTTAAAATATTATTTCTATATTTGCATAAGAGAAAAATAAATATAATTATTAACCGACCTCGAACGGGGTCACAAAACTTATTTCTTATGACAACTATTAACGAAATCTCAAATCACATTATGGGTTACTTCAATGGAACTCTTGATGCTTTTGGTTACACTGCTCAATCAGTTAACGAAATCTCAAATCCGGATGAATCATACATGGGAACTCTCAATCTCCAATTCCGGGAGTATCCTATAGACGATGACGAAAAGGTAGAAACCTACTGCAGAGAATCCGATGCTTTTGAACGGGTAGTTCTTGATTACATCAACGAATTGCTTCAAAAGGAATATTATCCCAATGCCGGTTACCAATTAGAAAAACTCAATGATAACCATCACTTTATGGCAAATCACGAAGGAGATACTATCCAGGTACATTTCAATGATGAATCCCTTTTCATTATCATTACTATGACAGGGCAATATTAACAAAATCTTCTGGGAGGCACTCAAAACACCTCCCAGAACCTCCCTATTTATAAAAATAAAAGTAATTATAGAAACAAGTTTAGAAATAATTTTGTATATTTGCAGTGAGAAATATTTCTCAAATAATTTTAAATATAGACGTTATGAAAGAATTAAAAAATTTAGAGGCCATCCGGAAACTGCTTGCTTCCCATCCCATTTATACTTACGACTATACTGATGGGCTCTTCATTAACAAGGATTCAAAACATATCTGGGTTTACTCAATTGATCTGGATGATGATCCACTTGCTTCTTATATCTCTGGTTACATAATCGTATATTCTTCTGAGGAAGACTTATTCGAAAATCTAAAGGAAAACATTATCTCCCACATGGATCTAACAAAGGGTGCCGACGACCAATATTACGATTATTCACCCTCACAGGTAGAGGCTATCTTATTCGGAATCCTTCAATTAACCCCAGAACATCAGGATTATATCATAACCGGACTCAAAAAACATCTCCGGGAATTTATCCAAGACGATGAACAAGATGAGGACATGATATCCCAATATACCAATATCTACAATGCTATCGAAAAATGGGAATCAGACCACAGGGAAACAGAAATCTTCCAACAACTTGCAGTATCAGAATTATTTAACCAATTAAACAAATAATCACTATGGTAAACTTATATAAATTACTCAACGTACTGGAACAGGGCATGTCTTTGTTCCAACTTAACAAATGGAAAACCGAAGGACTCTGGTACCCAATTACCCAATACAAAAAGGAATCAGACGAAATACAGGTAGTAACTAACCTATTTATTGCTGACCAAGAACAGTACCATATCCAACTATCGGGTAATTATCCAGAAGAATTCGATGACTGGAATAACTTTCTAGAGGAAAACCAATGGAAAATCTACCCATTACTTGCAAACATAATGCAAGTCTTCTTGCCCACAGGGAACTATCAGATTATGTATACCCTATACCCACAGGGATTCATATCAGTAATGGCTAAACCCATAAACAAATAACATTATGATTACCGAAGAACTTAAACATACCTTAGACTCATTACCTTCAGAGATACATGAACAAGCCAGGGAACTGGTAAAAACTTGGAAAACTGCCAATGACCGAATAATAAACGAAATCTTTGAACTTTCAGAAGAAGAAGACGATGAAATTCAACAAATTGCCGATGAAGCTAGGGATAAATTATTTACCCTACTATTTGGCCCACTCTATCATCATTACGTATCTCAATATGTATTAGACCAGGACTATTTCGAAGAAGAGGAACAATTCATTGAGGACCTATTAAAATATTATAACCTATGACAGAATACATCAAAAACCAATTAATCAAACTATGCAACCATCCCGAATGGTTTAACGATATACTCATCTCATTGGATAACAATTCCGAAGAACCTCATACGGCTATTCGCAATTATTTATCCCATGTACAACTAAATGGATTACTAGAAAACACCAAAATAGTACAAGTATCATTCAATGGAGATGAATCTAAACCGGGATTCTACTTCGAAATACCCAAAGATCCTAATATGTATCTCATACTTGGAATCCTGGATGAAGATGAACTCCCACGTATCGTACTATTAGGTAAACCAAAGTTTAACCCTCAACTCAATTAACATCATGGAACCAATCATAACAGTAAACCAATACCCAATCGGATGGGAATGGCTAGACAGAGTACCTCTAGAGGACTTTAACTGGCTAATCGAAATATTCTCTACCATGACCGATAATACTGATACTTATGACTTTGTAGGATATACAGATTCAGAAACCTTATCAGGTCATCAGAAGATATGCTCAGTAGACAAAATACCATTAGCTAACTTCCTAAACGAAGACCAAGGCTATAAATCAGGTATATCAATGTACGGTCACTATATAGCATGTAAATGCTTAGACATATCCTCAGAAAGGGAATACATGAATCAGTATACCGATATAAGAATCCTAACCAATGAGATAGAGCCATGCTAACCAAAGGGAAATTCCTGGTATCTTTCGAGGTACCAGGTCACACTAAAGAATACACAGAGGGGTTCACAGAGGAAATGGTAATCCCATACAGAACTGAGGAACTTAACCCATACCTAAGGTACCCCAACCAAGAGATAAACAACAACCACCTCCACTCCGAACACATAAGATTACAGATAAGAGAAATATTACAAATCCCACTAACAGATATAACCATAATCGATATAATATCACTACCATGAAAAAGAAAGACCTAATATACATACCCCACCAAGATACCTGGACAGAACACTTCCCTAATCCGGGCAGTAACAAAAATGATTACACTCTATACCTAAGTGATCCCCAAGCCCAGTATAATAAGTTACTCCGTACCCAACAGAAACTAAAGAAATGAACACTATCTATCACATAATCCGAATAATCCTATCCCTAATCACCATTCTAACCCTCATACGCAATGAGAAAATATACCAAGCCCACAAGCATACCCACCCAACAAACAAATCAAGGTATATAATATCACAAATCCTAATCCTAACCCTATACACCTCATCACTAATCCTGGTATCCTACACATATAGGATTATACTAAGATACATATACTAAAAGGATTATGATTAAATTCACTCTGTAGATGAATTTCTTTGTTAGGTAGGCTTCTTCATTTAGGATTAGAAGCCAGATCGTTACGATGAGTAGGATTAGTGATTTCATAATTTTTAGTATATGTATCTTAGTATAATCCTATATGTGTAGGATACCAGGATTAGTGATGAGGTGTATAGGGTTAGGATTAGGA